AAGCGCTGGCCTATACCCGGGCCAGTGTGCCCGACGCGCTGCGCGCCCTGGCCCCGTCGGACGAGGTGTTGACAGAGCTTGCCAAGGCCAAGCTGCGCGAAGCTGCAGGCTGATATGGACCTTATCCTCCTCTTGGCCCTGTTGGCGCTGCTGGTCCTGATCGGTGTGGTGTTCAGCGCGATGGCCGTGTCCGGCGCAATCGCCCGGAAAGAGGCGGAAACCACCAAAGACACGCTGGACACCACCCGGAGAATTGACGATGCGACCCGCCTACCTTCTGACCCTGACGATGCTCGCGACTGGCTGCGCGAGTTTGGCGGCCCCGCCTCCCCCGCCACCCCCGCCGACAAGCGGTGACGCGATCTGCCACTCGCTGGAGCCACTGGCGCGGGACCATGCCCGGGCGCTGTTGGCCGATGGCGGGGATCAATCGGTTGTCAGCGGACAACGGCTGGTCGGCGGTCTGGCGGCTGCCTGCAGCTGGAGGTCGCCGGAATGACCCTCGCATTCGACCTTACCGTGACCATGGGTGTGATCGTCACCCTGGTCATCGCCATCGTGGGCTGGATCAGGGCCATGCGCAAAGCCATCGACGATCGGGCCTCGGACATCGCCGCGCGCCTCGACCGCCACGATCACCGCATCTCGACGGCCGAGCAGACCCTGCAAGGACTGCCCGGCAAGGACGATCTGCACGATCTGCGCCTGGCACTGGAGGGCCTGCGCGGCGACATGCGCGAGGTGCGCGCCGCCCAGCATGCCGCGATCGAGGCCAACAAACGGCAGGAGATCGTGGTCCAGCGTGTCGAACAGTACCTTCTGGAGCGCAAATGACCGACTATTCCGACCACATCCGCCGCCACCGCCGCCTGGCGATCCTGCGCCATCTTGAGGCCTGCAGCGAGTACACCAGCAACGTCTCGATCCTGGCCGACGTGCTGCGCGGGGTGGGCGTCCAATCCACCCGCAGCCAGGTGGTGACCGAACTGGCCTGGCTGAAGGACAACGGCTTCGTCACGACGATCGACCACGGCGATTTTGTGGTGGCCACCGCGACGATCAGCGGGGCCGAGATCGCCACCGGCGTCACGACCCATCCCGAAATCCAGCGCCCGCAACCCCGAGGCTGACCCATGCCGCCCCCCCGCAAGGTTGACAGCCTGCCACCCGATATCCGCGAGTGGCTTCAGGAGACCCTGCGCGTGCGGGGCTTTTCAGGCTACGTCGAGATCACCGACGAGCTGAACACCCGGCTGGCCGAGGCCGGAAAAGTGGTCGAGTTCCACCCCGCCACAGTGCACAGGTTCGGGCAGGAGTACCGCGAGTTCGTCCGGGTGCAGGAAAGCGCCAGCGCCTGGGCGCAGGGCTGGATGCAGGAGAACGGCCTGGAGGAAGAGGCCAAGCGCCACAACATCCTGTTCCAGATGGTCACCTCGCTGGCCTTCAAGGCGATGGAGGCGCAGATGCTGAAGGGCGGCGAGGAGATCGACGCCAAGGACCTGCACTTCGTCGGCCGGATGCTGAAGGACCTGATGGCCTCGGCTGGCATCCGCGAACAGATCGCCGCCGCCGACCGCAAGGCGCAGATCGCCAAACTGGACGCTGCGGTCGCCGCCGGTGACATCGAGGCCGAGGCTGCCGCCAAGGCGCGCAAGATCATGGGGTTCTCGGAATGATGGACCCCGACCAGGCGAAGGGCACCCTGATCCTGCTGGCGCAGGTGAACTTCCAGACGGCGCGCTGGTGGCAACTGGCGGCCGTCTGGCTTTTCGGGCGGCATCGGATTGTCCGCCACCTGGGGCGCATCGCGCGGATCGGGTTCTGGCGCGAGCAGCCCTACCTCCTGTCGTTCCGCGAGGTGCCGTGATGTGCGAGGAGCAAGTGGGGGACTGGGCGCAGTTGCTGGCCTTCGTCGCTCCCTGGGTGATCTTCCTGATCGTGATCTGGTGGGCGGAACGGTAAATGGACCAGCGTCCCGTCATCAACTTCCTGCCCTATCAGCGCGCCTGGATCGCCGACCAGTCGCGGTTCAAGATCGGCATGTTCAGCCGCCAGACCGGCAAGACGTTCAGTACCGGGGGCGAGTGCGCCGACGATTGCTTCACCGCCTGGGCCGAGGGCCGCAAGGTCCGCTGGGTGATCCTGTCACGCGGTGAACGCCAAGCGGCCGAGATGATGACCGAGGTGATCAAGCCGTTCACCAAGGCCTATTACGAGGTCTACAACACCCTGGTGAAGGGGGGCGAGCCGACCTATTCCGAGGGCGAGTTCCGCGCCCCGCAGGAGAAGGGGGCGGACGCTGTCTACAAGGCGCTGGAGGTGGCGTTCCCGAACGGCAGCCGCATCACCGCGCTGCCCGCCAACCCCGACACCGCGCGCGGCTTTTCCGCCAACGTGATCCTGGATGAGTTCGCCTTCCATGCGAAGTCGCGCGAGATCTGGGCCGCGCTGTTCCCGGTGATTTCAAAGGGCAAGCAGAAGCTGCGGGTGATCAGCACCCCGAATGGCAAGGGCAACAAGTTCTACGAGCTGATGACCGCGACTGACAGCGTCTGGTCGCGGCATGTCGTCGATATCTACGAGGCCGTCCGCCAAGGGCTGGACCGCGACATCGACATGTTGCGCCGGGGCATGGCTGACGAGGACGCCTGGAAGCAGGAATACGAGCTGCAGTGGATGGACGAGGCCAGCGCCTGGCTGGACTATGACCTGATCGCCAGCGTCGAGCATCCGGCCGCTGGCCTGCGCTGTACCAGGGTGGCCCCTGCTTCGTGGGTGTGGACGTGGCCGCGCGCAACGACCTCTTCGTGGTCTGGGTCATGGAGCAGGTGGGCGACGTCCTCTGGACCCGCGAGATCATCGCGCGCCGTCGGATCAGCTTTGCCGAACAGGATGCGATCCTGGACGATGTCTACCGGCGCTACCGCGTGGTCCGGTCCCGCCATGACCAGACCGGCATGGGCGAAAAGCCGGTCGAGGATGCCAAGCGCCGTCACGGCGAGAGCAGGGTCGAGGGCGTGATCTTCAGCGCCGCCAACAAGCTGGACATGGCGACCGAGCTGAAGGAGGCGTTCCAGGACCGCCGCGCCCGCATCCCGGCCGGAGACCCGGTCCTGCGCGCTGACCTGCATGCAATCCAGAAGGTGGTGGGCCAGACGGGTATTCCGCGCCTGGTGGCCGATGGCGAAACGGATGGCCACGCCGACCGCTTCTGGGCAGGGGCGCTGGCCGTGTCGGCCGCGCGGACCGAGTACCAACCCTACGACTATCGGCCTGTGCCGAAAAGCGCCGGGCTTGAGGATCGGGACTTCAAGATGACTGCCGGGTTCGGCGCAACCAAAGGACTATGGTGATGGCATTGCTGGACGCGTACGGCCGCCCCATGCAGCGAGCACAGATGGCCCGGGAGCAGGTGCTGCCGGGCATGACCTCGATCCGGCAGGTCTGGCAGGACACCGCTGCCTCGGGGCTGACGCCGGTCCGGCTGGCCAACATCCTGCGCGATTGCGACACCGGCAGCACCCGCGACTTCCTGACCCTGGCCGAGGAGATGGAAGAGCGCGACATGCACTACGGTGCCTTGCTGGGCATCCGCAAACGCACGGTCGCGGGCGTCCGCCCGGTGGTCAAGGCGGTTGATGACACGCCGAAGGCCGTGGAGATCGCGGCGGGGGTCGAGCGCGATATTGCCGGTCACACCGGGTTTCGGAACCTGGTGAAGGACCTGCTGGATGCGCTGGGCAAATCCTACGCCTGCGTCGAGATTGACTGGCAGACCGGCAGCCGATGGAAACCCCGCGCGTTCAAGTGGCGCGACCCCAGGTTCTTCACCTTCGGGCAAGACCAGGAGGAGCTGCGGTTGCTGACGCCGGAGGCGCCGGTCACTGGAGAGGACCTGTGGCCCGGCAAGTGGGCGATCCACCGCGCGAACGCGAAGTCCGGCCTGACCCGGCGCGGTGGTCTCGCTCGCCTGGTGGCGTTCGGCTGGATGTGCAAGGCCTACACGGTCAAGGACTGGATGGCCTTTGTCGAAACCTACGGCCTGCCGCTGCGGCTGGGCCGCTACGGGCCGGAGGCCACGCCGAAGGACGTCGAAGCATTGTTCCGCGCGGTGGCCAACATCGGCACCGACGCCGCCGCCGTGCTGCCCCGGTCCATGGAGATCGAGTTCGTCAAGGGTATCGCGCTGCAAGGCACCGATGCGGTCTTCGCCAGCCTGGCGCGCTGGGTCGATGAACAGGTCTCGAAGGCCGTCCTCGGCCAGACCATGAGTACCGACAACGGATCGTCGCAAAGCCAGGCCACGGTGCACAACGAAGTGCGCCATGACATCGCGGCCGACGATGCGCTGGACGTGGCGGCCACGATCAACCGCGACATCGTCAAGCCCTATGTCGATTGGAACTGGGGCGTCCAGGAAGACTACCCGGAGATCCGCATCGAGATCGCCGAACCCGAGGACATCAAAGTCAAAATCGACGGTGCCGCCGCGCTGATCCCGCTGGGCGTCCGGTTCAAGGCAGCCGAGCTGCGCGGCAAGCTGGGGTTCAGCGATCCGGACAAGGATGACGAGGTTGTCGGCGGTCCCCCTGCACCAGTTGCGCCACCTGCCGCCAACCGCCGCACCTTGCGGGCGCGCAACAGCCAGGATGCGGACGAGATCGATGACATCCGCGATGAGATGATGGCCGACTGGCAGGACATCACTGACCAGATGGAGGCGGCGCTGGCTTCGGCCGTCGAGGGAGCCACGAGCTACGAGGACATTCTTGACCGGTTGCCCGAGACGCTGAAAGCCATGCCGACCGCGCTTGTGGTTGAAACGCTGGTAAAGGGGATGTTCAAGGCCCGCGCCCTGGGCGATGGCAGCGATGGCTGACGACTACCCCGATCGGCCCGGTTACAGCTTCAACCCCGGCCCGCCACCCGAGGCTTCGCGGTTTCTGAAGAACAAGGGGCTGCGGCCGTCCTTCAGCTATATGGACGTCGAGCCGGAAGAGCACGCTGTGTCCTTCACGGTCGCCAAGACGGGTGAGCTGGACCTGGTCGCCGCGATGCAGGCGGAAGTCCAGCGCGCGATGGATGATGGCCTGACGCTGGAGAGCTTCAAGAAAAGCTGGATGACCAAGCCCGCGCTGGCCGATTGGCTGGGACGGACAGAGATGGAGGACCCGCTGACCGGCGAAGTGGTCGAGATCAAGCGGTCCCCGGCACGGCGGTTGAAGACGATCTACGACGCCAACCTGCGCTCGGCCCGCGCTGCCGGGCAATGGGAGCGGATCGAGCGGACGAAGGATGCCTTTCCCTATCTTGAGTATCAGCTTGGACCATCGGATGTGCATCGCCCGCACCATGCCGACAAGGCCGGGCTGATCCTGTCGGTGGACAGCCCGTTCTGGGATGAATGGATGCCGCCCAACGGCTGGGGCTGCAAGTGCCGCGTACGACAGGTGACGCGGCGCGAGGGAGAGCGGCGCGGCGTGGCCGCGACCCCGGATGTGCCGGATGCGATATGGACCAACCCGCGCACCGGCGAAAAGCAGATCGTGCCGCAGGGCATCGACCCCGGCTGGCAGCGCAACCCCGGCAAGCTGCGGCTTCAGGCGATGGAGGGATTGCTCAAGGACAGGCTTGCGGCAGCGCCCGAGGCAGTGCGTCGCGCGGCCCTGAAAGACATCGCCAGCAGCTGGCGCCTGTTCCGGATGGCGACCGAACCTGGTGCGGTCGGGAATGTGCCGGTCGCGATCCTGCCCGCCGCCTATGGTGAGGCGGCTGGCACCTCGGTCGGGATCGTCGAGTTCTCGGACATCACGCGTCGTCATGTCTTCACCGAGGAAAAGGGACGCCGTCCAACCGATCTGAAGTGGCTCGCCTTTCTGGACACG